TTCGTAATTCATTAAAAAGTAGAAATACTTTATCTATTGATGTAGAGATGGTAGATGCAACCTATATGTATATTATTCCTACAATTTCTGTTCGATATAATCCTGAACTTACTTCGCTATCAGCGGCGGATTTGAATAAAAAAATACAAAATGCATTGATTTCATTCGAAACAGATAATTTAGGCACTTTCGGTAATAAATTTTATTCGTTTGAGATGATAGAGAAATTAAAAGCTGCTGATGTTAGTTTTATATCTGTAGATGCTGATATACAACTAGAGAAAAGATTTGTGCCTGTTATTGATGTAATTTCTACTTATCAATTGAATTTCAATCAGGCCGTATATAAACCCCATGCAGGACATCTAGGTTCTATATCTTCATCTACATTCACTATAGATGATACTACTAAATTAGCAATAGATCATGACGGGTATAATACATTAAGAACATTTACAATCGATGTTGGAGATACGAATATTAGAGATCTTGATATCGGTACTATAGATTACGATACGGGTATAATAACAATTCTTAATACAGCAATAGCTGCTTTTGATGGTAGTTATCTCTCTGTCAAAATGACGCCTAAAAATAAGAATATATTTGGTTTACGAAATCAGGTTCTTCTAGTATCTGGTGCTAGTATAACAACAGTAAACGATGATACAGAAGAGGTAACTTCTTCAGTTGGCTTGGTGGCAACAAAAGGAGTTAGTACTACTATTATTACAGAAACGGCTGTTGCTACTATCGGAACAACTTTGAGCTATAGTATCTAAAATGATTACTAGTAGAAAAACATCAACACTAATAAATGAACAACTGCCAGATTTCGTCACTGAAGAAGGCCCTAAATTAGAAGCGTTCATTAGGGCTTATTATGAATGGATGGAGCAAAGTAATAACGCTATAGAAGTCTCTAAAGATTTGATGTCGAGAGCAGATCTTGATACTACTCCAACTGATTATTTTCAGTATTTCAGAAATGAAATATTTAAAAATGTACCAGACGATGCTGTTGTAGATAAATCACTTCTTGCAAAAAATATTCGTAGTTTGTATTATAGTAAAGGAACTGATAAGTCTTATCGAATTCTTTTCCGGGCTATGTTTAATGAAGATATAGATGTTTATTTCCCAAGCGATTATATTCTTAGAACGTCTGATGGTAGATGGAACGAACCTACCATTATTAGATTAGTTGGTATAAATCTCACACAAGCTGAAGGTCTTCTAGGACAATTATTAACAAATCGTTCAACTGGTGGAACGGCTAGAGTAGAAGAAATAGTACAAACCCAAGAAGTAGGCTCTACTATTACTGAAGCTACAGTTTCTAATGTAGTAGGTAGTTTTGATGATGGCCAATCAGTAATATCTGATATTACTAGTACAATCGCTGATATTTATGGGTTGTCTGGTGGATTAGAGAATGTTGCAATTCAATCGGGTGTTGTTTCCTTGCCCCGTGGTTTTGGTGCGGGTGTGTTCCATCAATCTGGCGACTTAATTACGTTTACATCAGATGCTGGTAGTGGTGCTAATGGTACTATTATAGCAACTAATGATCAGTCTTCTATTAATGTGGCTATTATATCTGGTGGTAGTGGTTATGTTAATAATTTACCTTTAATATTCACTGGCGGTACTGGGCTGGGTGCTGTAGGTAAAATTAGTAGTATCGGCAACACAAGTGTTCAGAGTATTTGTCAAGATACTATCATACCTATGGCTAATATTCGTTTGAATCATGGATTAAGATGGGTGACTGGTAGTGGTAATACTGCTTCTGTTTCTGCCAATCTAGCTGTAGCAAATATATCAAGTTCGATTATTACTGGACTATTATTTCAAAATACTACTACAGGTACCATCACTTCATTATCTATGAGTAGATATGGTAGTGGTTATGGTAGCCTTCCTGGAGTAACAGTAGTAAATCCAACAATTGCCGCAGCAGGACTAGCCGATGCACACGACGGTGGTATTTTAGGACAGAATGCAGTATTAAATCCTATACATTTGCCCGGCTCCATTACAGAAGTTGAAATAAATGCAAAAGGTGTTGCTTATAGTAAGTTCGAAAATATTGGCATCGTTAACAGTTCACGGGTTGGCACAGTTAATGCTATAGCAACACCTATCGTCTCTGGTGTCTTTGTTAGAACTGGTAAATATCTATCTACTAAAGGCTTTTTAAGTAACGACCAAAAACTACAAAATGATTTTTATCAAGAATTTAGTTATGTTGTTAAATCATCAAGAGGTATTAATACATATCGAGAAACAGTTAAAAAGTTATTGCATCCAGCAGGCACTAAATTGTTTGGTGAAACTACAATTATATCTAATATCACCGCTGCTCCTATTATAGAATTTGATACCGACATATTTATAAATCTGGGTGCTATTAATACTGCTAACTTTGCTAATACAGTATCAGCAATAGAACCGCCGTTTAATGAAACTTCTGGTAGACTATATGTTTACAATTATATCACGTTAGCACCTTATCTAACAGCTAATCTAGGTCATGGTACAGTTCGTCCATCTAAAACAATACCAACTACACTTAGTGTATTTGGCAGTATACCTATATTAGATCTAAATAATCATAAATTAGCATTTGGTAATAATACACATTTCAATCCTTCATCGGCTGGTACACCAGCTTCGGGTCAAACTATGCCGGGCTTTATTCGTACACTATCACATAATGCTAATGTAGTTGTCGGTAATGGTGGAACTATATTTAATAGTAAACATCAAGTTGGCGATATGATAAATGCTATAAATACAGCTAATGATACTTCTATCTTTGTTAGAATTGTTTCTATTGCTGGTGCTAGTTCGATGGTTACCAATCCAATATTAACTTATTCTAATACTACATATACATCAGCCGGCGCTAATTCTTTTGCTCTAACATCAAATACTACAGTGGGTGCTGTATTAAAACAACCACCTCCATTATTAAATACATATGATGTAGTTATATTCAATTCTACAGGTTCTAATACAGACGGACAATATACTGTCAATGTGGTATCTTCGGCTGTTAATAATATGATATCATTAGGCCAATCTTATGGTGGTCCTACGTTATCTAGCGGAAGATTTGCTTACGTCGGGCATTGACCTAATAAATAAGTATAAATAAACAGACATCAACAGAGAAGAATCGATATGGCAGGAATTGTTACATACAAGTTTAGATTAAATAATGCTACTCAGTTCTATGAGTCGTTTACTGAGGCGGCTAATATTAATACTAGGTATTATATGTTTTTAGCTAGGTCTAATGCTTGGAGTGATGATTCGAGTCCTCCTACACCTACTGATACTATTCAAAATACAGATTTTAATGTCTGGCGGAATATGTTAGCGGCTAAAAGAGTAAATAGTTCTGATATTAGATTTGCTATTCCTAGATACACCTGGGCAACCGGTACTGTATATACACCATATTCTCATAGAAATTCTTCTTTATATGGTAGTTCTTTCTATGTAGTTACTTCTGGTTATAATGTATATAAATGTATGGATAATAATGGTGGTGGTAATTCGACGGTAGAACCTACTTCTACATCTACCGGAATTGTTAAAATTGCTGATGGTTATCAGTGGAAATTTATGTATAATATTAATACAGCAGACGTTCTAAAGTTTGTCACTACTGGTTATATCCCCGTAAAAACATTAACTTCTGATGATAGTTCTAGTCAATGGACTATACAAGAGGCCTCTGTTAATGGTGCGGTAGAGTTCGTTAAAGTTAATACTGCTGGTACTAATTATCTTGGTACCAACGGTTCATTTGCTTCTATAGCAAACTCATCTACAATGGCTCTAGCATCACATTCTAGTGGTACTGATAACATCTATAACTATTCTTCAATTTATATTAGTGGCGGTTTAGGATCTGGTCAGCTAAGAAGAATTATTAATTATGTTGGTTCTTCTAAAACAATTACTGTTAATGGCGCTTTCACTACTAGTCCCAATACAACATCTACTTATTATGTTGGGCCACGTGTTAGTGTAGTAGGAGATGGTAGTGGTGCTTTAGCATATGCTAACGTCACGCTTCCAGCTTTAGCATCATCGGCAACTGGTAATAGTATTAATGAAATTATTATTATTAACCGAGGAACTAACTATTCTAAGTATGAAATTGTTATTAATGCAAATACTTCTCATGGTGCTAGTGCTGCGGCTAATGGTGCAATTGCTCCTATAGGTGGACATGGTAAAGACCCAGTGAAAGAATTGGGCGGCTATAATGTAATGTTGTCTTTGAAGATTGAAGGAAACGAGACAGGTACATTATTTACAAATAACGATTTCCGTGTAGTAGGTCTTATTTCAAATCCAGTATTAGCTAATGGTTTACAAGCTAATAGTACAGTATATGACTTAACTACTAAATTAACAGTAACTAGTAAATCCGCGGCGCTGTCTGGAGATGAGATTGTTACTGGAGGTACTAGTGGTGCTCAGGGACGATATGTTACTTTTGCAAATACCAATGCATCAGGTACTGCTGGTATTATCAGTGTGACAGGCGTCACGGGCACATTTGTTGCTTCTGAATCAATAACTGGTAACACTTCTAGCGTAACCGCTACTGTAGCTTCTATAAATAGTAGAGACTTGAAAGACTTTGAAGGTGATATTCTTTATGTAGAAAATCGTCTGCCAGTGTCTAGATCATCAGACCAGAGTGAAGACATCAAACTTATTGTAAGATACTAAGGTATATAAAACATGGCATTAGAGACCAACTTCAACGTATCACCATACTTTGACGATTTTGAAACAGTCGCAAAGGTTAAAAGATATCATAAGATACTCTTTAAGCCTGGCGTAGCTGTTCAAACACGGGAGTTAACCCAGTTACAATCGATGCTACAAGAACAAGTGGCACGATTCGGTACAAATATTTACAAAGATGGTACTATTATTGATGGTTGTGAGTTTCAATATGATGCGAACGTAGCCTTTATTAAATTAAGAGATGCCGACATTGGTGGTAATAGTGTTGTTGTATCAGCGTTTGCCAATGTAATCGTTCAAGGTGCTACTACTGGCGTTCGGGCTAAAGTTGTTGCTACTGCTTCGGGTACACAAGCGGGTGCCCCAAATTATAACACATTCTTAGTTAAGTATATAGACGGCGGCACCTCTAAAACTAATAAAACTTTTGGTCTTAATGAACAATTAGTATATTTACCAGCAGATGGTGGTTCAGGCCAAAGAGCTAATACTATTACTTCTGGAGCATTTGGCTTCGGTTCTGTTTTCCATATCGGCGGTGGTATTATCTTTCAAAAGGGTAATTTCATCAATGTAGAATCTCAAGTTATTATTCTAGAAAAATATTCTACTACGCCTTCATCTAGAGTAGGATTTACTACTGTTGAAGCAATTGTTACTTCTACTACTGACACCACACTACTAGATAATGCAACGGGATCATATAACTATAATGCTCCTGGTGCTGATAGACTTAAATTAACTCCTATTCTAACAAAGAAAGCTCTTACTGATACTGCTAATACTGTCAACTTCCTTCCTATCTTTAAAGTAACGGATGGTGTTGTATCATATATAAGTAATGAAACTGAGTTTAATGTTATTGGTAGAGAGTTAGCTAAAAGAACGTATGAAGAGTCTGGCAACTATCAATTAAAACAAATGAATGTTCAAGTTAAAGAACATTTAGATACTGGTACTAATTTTGGCAGATTTACTGCTGGTGCTGGTGGTGATAAAGATAAACTTGCTATCGGTGTTGATCCAGGTGTAGTATATATTCAAGGGTATCGACTCGAAACTCTAGCAACTGAATACATCACAACTAATAAAGCAACAACTACTAATACTGAAATTAGTTTATCTGTTACTGCCAATTTTGGTAACTATGTTCTCGTTAATGAACTATGTGGAACATGGGATCCTACAACATTACAAACAGTTAGTCTTCGTAGTGTAGCTAGAAAGTCTATATCTACTACA